TTAAACAGCTAACACCAGCCATTCTTTACCCCGGTCATCATTATATTTATCGGTCATTGCTTGATTTTTATGTCCGAGCAACGTTTTAGTATCCACTCCTTGTTCTCGATATAACCTTTCTGCCAAGGATCGCTGTTCATGAAATGTAGGTGGGGTGCCGTCTTTCCATTGCAATCCGCTTTTGTCTCTGGCCGCCGAAAATCCGGTAGTGATTGCATTGCTAGATACTTGGCCGCCTCGTTTAGCCATTGATGTTGTATGGTGATAATGAAGCATGTACGGACTAACGATCATATTTCGACACCGTGCTATAACATCTTGCAGCGTATAACCGACAGACTCACATTTTAGGGTTATGGGTATGGCTATTCTGGTGCCTGTTTTTTCCTGCACGATATGAAGGTGATTATCCCAAACATCGCTAAATTTCATATCAGCGATATCCCCGAGGCGCTGACCAGTAACCAAAGCAAGAAGCATTGCGTTTTGGATATATCCTTGCATATTGGCAGCGGCATTGAATATTGATTCCCATTCATCAAAATTCAAGCGGATACGAGTAACCTTGTTTGTTGGTTGCTTGGTGGCCAGAGCTGGGTTGTAGCCTGGCGGAACCTCTCCGGAGTGCTGAGCTTCTTTATACACATCGATCAGTACCATTCGAACAACCTGCGCCATCCGTTTTTGTCCTTTATCTTTGTACTCTTCTATTACGGAGGCTATATCGCGAGCGCCGACATCAGGAAGGGTTAGCATTCCACAATGACGCCTGAATGCTTCGACTGGCGCATTTTTTTGCTTGAGCGTGTTGAGTTTTATTTCTTCACTGTCGTAACGTTCTTGCTGTATAGCCAGGTAACGATCTAACCAAGTGTTAACTGTTATCGCTTTACCTATCTTGAGACTGATCTCATCCCTTGCCTTAAGCAATTGGCCCATTTGTTGGTTGGCAAAACGGCTATTAGCCTCAATAGCGATAGCTTTTGCCGCAGACTCATCATCACCTAACCCATGAAATTTACGGGTGATAGGGTGCTTGTAACGCCAGTACACCTTTTTTGTTCTGGCGTCTGTGTAGCACGATAGACCTGGTACATTTATATTGTACTTACGAGGTCTGGCCATCTTCCATTATCCTCTTCAAGCGTGGATCATCGTCTTTCTTCACTACTGGCTTGACTGTTATTCCGACAAATCGGGCACTCTTGTCAACCCGCCAGCACCTGCCAGCCTTAAAGGGCGGCGGTGATATCATGCCATGTTGTGCATATTTTAGTAACGTTGGATAGCTGGGGATCGGCTCATCAAACTCCTCGGCGGCCCATACTTCCAAGGTCTGAGTTCTAGCCATAATTAGCCGCCTTGCTTATCTGTAGGGTAAAACGTTGCTGGAACCCCATGACTTCTGGCTCTTTTCTGATGATTTTTAATGCTTTTCCGAATTCGGGGATAAACCTGTTATCGAAGCCATTCAAAATAGTAGTGCAGTAGCCAACGTTTCTTTCTTCGCAGTTTTCAAAAGCGAATGAGCAAATCATTGGCATCTGATTTTTATTGCAAATATCGATAATTTGCTTCATCAGCGGGCTGATTTTTTCGTCATAAACGGATTCTAAATCGTATATTTCAGACATAACTATTCCTCAGCAGATCTGCTGTAATTGGGGAGTTGGGATGAGTAATTAAGCGCGGAGGCTCTGAATCATTGCTGAGATATATTTTGCCTGATGAATTGCGTCATCCAGAGCATTGTGATGAACGCCTTCACGTATAAAGTCTTTAACATTTAGTGGAGATAAATCTACGACCGTTCTTACATCGCGCACATTCCAGAATTTCCAAGGTACAACAACGTTAACTGACGCAAACCAGCTTTCAAGAATTGTGATGTCGAAGATTGAGCCATTACCCCAAACCAAGTCATTTTTATCAATCCCGCTCGCTATTGTATTTGCGACAATTACCGGGTCTTCCGTGCCGCTAAATGCAGCTTCTTTGGCCTCTACAGATTGCTGCCCCCACCAGTCCAGGGTTGCTTGAGAAGCATGACCATACTTCTGCGCTTGTTGGCCCATACTTGCGTAAAACTTATCGCCAATCTCGCCGGTGTTTCGGTCAAAGCGAACAGCGCCGACAGATAAGACCGCGCAACCGTATGTTGTGCCTAGCGTTTCAATGTCGATCATGATGTCTTTCATACTTATTCCTGTTGTTAGTCGCCATAGCCGCCACGGTCGCTACTTGTCCGTGCTGGGCCGTGGTTTTGAGAATTAGGGTTGGCTGCGTAATACTCAAGCCAGTTGTCAATATTTGCTGCCTGGCGCTGGTCAGCCATCAGCCGTGGCAGCGGTGGTCTGTGTGCCGCTATCGCGTTAATCTTGTGCAGCATCCCTGCGTACACGTATCCATTTTCATAAAGCCGTTCGTGTTCTTCTCCGCGCTTTGCACAATCAAAAGCCGAGAGGCATCCTGCAATTATTTCTGCATAGTTTTCTTTTCTGATTGTCATGGGATTACCTGCGGGAAGTGGTTACATCAGAATGGAATGTCGTCGTCAAAATCCATTGGTGGTTCGCTGCTTTGGTGCGCTGCCTGTTGCTGTCCCTGCGCATGCTGCTGCCCCCATTGCTGCTGATTTTGCGGCGTTGAACTCTTCCCTGATTCTTGTTGCTGCGGCTTTCCCTGCTTACTGCCAGCTTCGATAAATCCTAATCTGGCATTGTTCAATTCAAGGGTGATGGACTGTCCATTTTGACCATCGTAAACGTCGACTTTGATGCTTTCCCCAAACACCTCAACGATAGCGCCCTCCGTTAGCGCCTCCCTGTAAAACTCCGCTTGCTTGCCCTCCTTGGCAAAAATCACAGCCTGGTAGTTGGTGAATTCGTTTTTCTGCGACTTCCTGTCGTAGTAGCGAACCCCGCCACGGATTCCAAATCCTATGGAATCACCAGCGGCAAATTCCCTTGCTGGTTTCTGTAGCTTGATAGTTATTGTGTGTCCCATTACGCCGCCTTGTTTAAGTCTGAGAGCTGGTCTTGATATGCTTTATTGGCCTTGTTAGCTAATTCAGGGTGTTGCGTTAGTCGCTTGCACAGCCCGTCATAAGCATCCTTTAAAGCTATCAGGTCAGTGCACGAGATGGCCCAACCGGTAAAGCCTGCCAGGTACTGTTCTGGCGTTCTTTGCTGTAGCGTGTGGGTATTATTTTGTTGCTGAGGCTCTAGTTTTGGAGGCATGGCCCAATCTGGTAAAGCAGGAGGGCGCCAGTAGATAATTTTTTGTTCTTTTGTTTTTGCCCGATTCCAATCAGCTTTCTTTTCGATGCTAACTTCAGCGAACCCTTCTTCAATCTGATATAGATACCGACCAATACCCCACTGGACAGCCGCACGCTTCATCGCCCCTGACATGCCGCCTTTGACTGCCTCAACTTGTGTGTTTTCGGCTGCATCCCACTTAGTGATCCACTCTTCTTCAACCTTGATGGATATGCCGCACATAACGCCACTGACTGGAGCTGGCCGAAACTCATTGCGCCAGAATGCTTTCCCGCACACATCATCAAGACGCTTCATAATTGCCCGGTTGGTAACATAAGCCAGCACCATGGCCCAAGGCTTGCCGTCGCTTGTCACTCCGCAAGACTGCACTCGCCACTCAATATCAGCGGCAGGGAACGGCTCATCTAATTTATTCAAATCCACGTTGCGCCTCCTGAATTCTCTGTTGCTGCTGACTTGTGCGATGATCTGAATTAGCTTCTATCTGTGCCATTTCATCCGTGAATAGTGGATCATCTATCAGCCGCGTCCATGCTACTGATTCGAGTGCTGCGTAAAATCGCTCATCCTGCGTCATGCGGCCTCCTGAAGCTCAATCGATACATCCCATTGGTAAATGCGACGCTTGGCAGAGGCGCAAGATAGGTAATTAGCTGCTGAACGCCTACTACCTGCTTTGCGGCAAGACTTCGCGCAAACCAACCAGTGGTTATGCCACCACTTAAGTTCCTTTTTTTCATGGCTCAATCCTCCGTGTTAGTGCTTCAATAATTTTTTCCCAGATACCTTTCCGTGGTGGGGGAGTGAAACTTGCTGATGTGAGGCGGTAGGCCGGTGCGTGCTGAATTTTGGTCAAATAGTTAGTAGAGCATCCCGATGCGGGATACCCTGCAATGGCGTATTGCATAGGGATACCTTTTAATTAGTAGTGAGTATTCGTGTGAGGAATTTGGTTATTGATAAGCGCTTTCAGGGTGGCTATCGCCTGCTCGCGAGTTAGTCCGGCATGTTCAATCAGTCCATTTACCACGGCGGTGCCAACAGTCTTGCGATGTGCTTCGTTAGCTGCTCGCGCCGCTGCTTCATCAGCAATGCGTAACTCTTCAGCTAACCGGGCATCTTCTTTCTGCTGAGCTTCACGCTGCACTCGCTCAGCTTCCTGCTGTGCTTTAAGTTTCTCGGCTGCGATAGCTTCCTGCTTCTCGCGATCGGCCTTGGCGATTGCATCTTTCTTGTCTTGCTCAGCCTTAAGAACCAATGCAACGCGATCACGCTCTGCTTGTTCTGCCTGAAGCCTTAACTCAGCTTCACGACGCGCTGATGCTTCACGCTCTTGTTGTGCCGCTAGGTCAGCATCCCGCTTAACCTTAGCGGCGGCCTCTGCTGCAATCCGGTCGTCACGCTCTTTCTGTAAGCGTTCATCTTCAGCTTTCTTATCGGCCCGAGCGCGGGCGAAGGCGTCATTCATCAGCAGGGCCATTTCGTGATCGGCTTCTTTCTTGACCAATCGCTCTGCTGTAATGCTGGCGTCCATTTCATGGGCTTCCTGCCACATGGCTGCATAAGCTGACTCCGCTGCAATTCGTTCTTGTTCTGCTTCATACTCCAACTTCGGTAGCAAAACCTTTTCTTTCAGTGCATCCAGCCGGTCACGAACCGTCTTGCGACTGGCATCAATTTTCTTTGGCACCTCTTTGTATTCGGTAACCAAATCCTTACCCAGCCCATCCAAATACGTTTTGGTCTTAGCCACTTTCAAGCCGAGAGAAGCAATAGCGTCGCGGCCTTTCTTTGTGCTGACATCTGGAACAAACGAATTAACTTCTTTCTCAACCTGCTGAAGAATTGATTCGATGTGGTCAGGCTGGGTAAATACTGCGAGAGCGTTTTTAGGCTCGATAACAATCGATAAGCCGGTTGCTTCACTCATGCTCATTTCCTTGTGTTTAGCCCACAGCAAAACACCGACGATGAGGTCAGTTCTTTACTCTGGGTGGGGGTGGGGGTGGTTATTCTGGTATAGACTCAGGAACTGTTGGCTCACCTCATCTAGTGGTCTTAGTATGCCTCTGCTTCTTCATCTGGCTCATTAAGCCACTCAGGACGCTCATCTTTGCCGAGATAGAAGTCGATGATGTCTAACAAGCGAGGGTAGAACTTAAGCGCCGCCTTGCCGTCCATGTCCGCAATATCGCGCTTACTGAATTTGCGCCATTCTTCTGCTGTGTGGTTCTGGCAGCCAGCCCGAACATTCTCCCCGTTACTAATTTGCAGATAATACTTCTCACCCATAATCACATAAGTACGATCAGGCAGGTTGGCATCGCACAGGTTGGCATCGCCCAGGTCGGCACCGCGCAGGTCGGCACCGCGCAGGTCGGCACCGCGCAGGTCGGCACCGCGCAGGTTGGCACCGCGCAGGTCGGCACCGTACAGGTTGGCATCGCGCAGGTTGGCACCGCGCAGGTTGGCACCGCGCAGGTCGGCACCGTACAGGTTGGCATCGCACAGGTCGGCACCGTACAGGTTGGCATCGCACAGGTTGGCATCGCACAGGTTGGCACCGCGCAGGTTGGCATCGCACAGGTCGGCACCGCGCAGGTTGGCATCGCACAGGTTGGCATCGCACAGGTCGGCACCGTACAGGTTGGCATCGCACAGGTCGGCACCGTACAGGTCGGCTCTGGATCCGTTTCCTCTGTACGACTCAATCCATATTTTATGCTCGCCAAGGATTTTATTTAAATCGGTCAGGTTCATTGGTTACCTCGATTTTAGGTACAAAAAAAGCCGCATTAAGCAGCTCGTTGTTTGTTTCAGTGGTCTTATTGCTGCCACTTAACCGGTGGCAGGGGTAAGGTCACTAATTTGGCTCGCGTGGCGTGTGGTTATATCGGTGCCAACCATCTGTAAGCTCAAAGGTCGAGTAGTGTTCGCGACGCTCTGCAAATCCAAGCTCAACCGCCAAAGCGTGTAACTCATGGCGGCGCTTAATTTGCGCCATACCAATCCAGTCAGCATCAGCCTTTCTCTTCTGGCATTGCCTTGGTGTTGAGTCACGATAATCAATTGCGCTTATCTTGCTGCTACGCTTCATGTCAGCTTTCATCTCACGCAGTATTCTCAGCATTGAGTCAATTCGCTGTTCATCAAGTGAACTCATCATTCATTCCTCATTTACCCGCCAATAAAAAAGGCCACCTAAGTGACCTCGTTAATCTTCTTCAATGTAATTCCAGTTTTCGTCATAACCATATGATAAAGGATCGGTTTCTGGGTGGCATAACTGGAAAGCAAACTTAGTCCATCTCCGCTTTTCATCATCACTTTGCTCGCTATATGGTGGCGCGACGTCGAAGAATGGGCATTCATTTCCCTTAATGTGATACTGCCCACAGTTAGATCCAGTATCTTCATCGGCAAAAGTAACTGAGAAAGTCACATCTGGATAACGCTTGGCAAGCTCTTCAAATATTGGCTCTGGCGAACTCCAAGCAGTTTCAAATCTAAGAACTAATTCAGTGTCTGATTTAATATGACGAGTAACCCGTTTATTCAATATTCGTTTGCGATAAGCGCCTCTAGTGCTTGCTTTTGGTGGTTCTACTGGGATGTTATTGTTATAAGCATTCCATTTTGTTCCCCATCGACTTGCCGACCATCCATACCATGATCGAAATCCATGAAGTTTTTCGTTTTCCACCATGGCCGCAGCATCCAACATATCGCGTTCAAAACTTTTTGGTCGTTCTGACTTAAAGTGTTTAATTACGTCATCTCCAGTTTTTATTTCTGGATAGTGGTACTTAATGAAATGGACGACATTTCCCTTTAATGCTTCCATTAAAGCCTCAGTAACCGACCCCTCTGAGACATTCAAACTCTCCGGCATTGGAATTACTTTGTTGAAGTCAAATCTTCCATGCTCATTAATTATGCTTTTGAAAATTGCTGCAATGCGCTTGGGAGATCCGCTTATAATGCGCAATTCATTTGTTACATGGTTAGGCATTCTCTTACCCCTTAACTATGTGGTGGGCCTACTTAATAACGTGATAGCAGTCTTCACGAACTTTACGGAAGCCTGCTGCAAACTTAGCCACTTCTGGCAAACAACAATTGTTAATAGAGTCGTAAACCTTCGTTGTGTGAACCATGACTGCCAAATCTACGCGATTTACGGGCTTGCGGTTCAATCGCAGAGTAGGGCGCTTAATCTCACGCGACTCTGGTTCTACGATGCCGTGTTGTGCGTTGTATGCTGCTGTGAGAGCCAGACGCTTATCGTTACGGCGCTGTCTGGCGTTGTCATAACCTTGATGAGCCATGGTGTTACCTCCAGTTAATAACTTCACTAATGCCGCCTGAATTAAGCGGCATGATGAAATAACTAAAGGGAGATTGGAGACAGCTTCATATAACGCTGCTTAGGATTGATGACGCTAGTAGCTGGGCGGCCTTTGTATAAAAATTCGGTTTTAGTGTGACCAACGAAAGTGCGACCAAAGTAGACTGGATTTCCAGAAGCGCGCACGGTGACCTTAAGTAATTTAGTATTCATAAAACCTCCTGTATGAGTTTTGGTGATGCGGTGGCCGGTGCTGATATCCGGCATGGTCACTTGCCCTTTTGCCCAGCTATGTTACAAATCGACTCTGGCCGCTAGGCTTGCTCGCCAGTGCATCAGCCTGCACATTCACCACATCCCAAAACTCATTCGCTTTGGTTGTTTTGCACTTTTCAGCGCTGTTATCTTAAAGAACACTTCCTGTCGTACTTTTGGCGTCCTGCCGTTTCGATGGATTCAATATATGCGCATTACGCAAATGCGTCAAACGCATATTAATAAATATAACTCGCATATTTGCTATTAATTTGAAATATAAGCATATTTATTTTTACGGATATGCAGATGTGACCCTCCGCACCGGCTATCAGGCGTGAAAAGTGTGCTAAATTGGGTGAAATTTATGCGGAGGTTGGAATGTCAGACTCAGATTCGGTATATAACGAGGCATGCAGGGTGGTTGGGGAGTGTTGTCTGATGCTGGCACGGAACGGTGAGGAGATAAGCCGTGCTCAGGTGGCGTATCAGCTAAAGCGTATACACTGGCAAATCATGGAGCAGACAGGTGAATCCAACTTAGCTATTAAGTTGGCAGTAGAGCAGCTGGAAGATGGGTTGGTGAAGTAGGGTGGTGAGATTGCCAGATTACAGGCACAAAAAACCCGGCAGCGGGGCCGGGTTAGTGGAGTTAATCTTCGAATAAGTGATTATATTCACCTAGCGCCATTAGGTCTTGGTCATATACATACCCTTGGCTTTCGATATGTCTACGCTTTTTATACAGTTCAAACTCTTGTCGTGCCTGTTCTATTGCCTGATCCTTGATGTAATCCGTATATCCAGGAAGGACATCGTAATCATTAAGAGTAAGCAGGCGGTCAAGCTGTTTATGTAACGACCCCATTGTCATGCTCTTTCCCCGTAGGGCCGTAGACTCCGCATACAGCAAAAATTGTTCAGAAAGCAGGTGAAGTTTATAAATTTCATCTGGTTTGAGATAATTTTTTCCAACCTTGATTTCTGCCATGGTGGGAAACGATCCTTTCATGGAATGCAGACCCATGTTTTCTGATGTGTGATTTGCTCTATCTTGTATTAGTTTGGAGCTAGTTAAGCCTGTTACAGCGTGGTGAAATTTATCCTGCAACAAAGCATAAAATGATCTTACTTCTTGTGATGATGGGTCATAATCAGATGAGCTGATTTTGAAGCATTCTCTGACTTTTTCGTATACCTGCTTTTCTTCAGACCTGATGGCTCGAACTTTTGCGGCAAGTTCGTTGACCTTCTCAGGGGACTCACGTAGCAAGGATTCATTAATGACGTAACCTTGCTGCATGTATGCTTTTAGGGTTTTGTTACTCCATTGCCTAAATGCCACGGCTCTTTTTGCATTAACTCTAAACCCTACAGAGATTATGACATCCAAGTTATAATGGTTTAATGTTCTGCGGACTGACCTATTTCCCTCATTTCGAACTACCTCAAATTCTTGGGTAGTTGCCCCCTCATCCAATTCGCCATCACGGTAAACATTTCCAATGTGATATGAGATGGTGTTTTCATCGACACCGAAAAGTGCAGCAATTTCTTTATTTGTCGCCCATAGGTCTTCTGTTTCTTGGTGATATCGCAGGTCGATTAATTCCTCACCTTGTCGATAAACAACAATAGTAAGCACATCATCATTCTCAAGCATATTATATTCCCTTGCTGACCCTGGAAATCTTAACGCGCTCCGGTCTTTGCCAGATTCGCTGTATTTGTTTACCCACCCCTCTATGGGCTAGCAGTGGGTTAGCCGTGACGACGGTATGTTTGCGGAACGCTCCCAATTACCTTCCCATAGATTAATACACGGTTCATTTCTTCACGCTCTATCGGGTCCCAAGTTCTGTACCTGTCGCTATCTGACAGAACAAATAACTGAGATTTCATTTTTTGTAGTCTCTTAACGTGAGCAGTGTCGTCATAAAGAAATGCGTATATGCCATCACCATCGAAGTTATTAACGCTTACATCGACAAAAATAAGATCTCCAGGCTCTATAGTCCCCGACATGCTATCTCCGCGAACATTGATCATCTTCACAACGGATGCTGGCCGATTGCCGAAAAGGCGTCTAGCTTCCTCTGGCGTGTATTCGATTGATCTTATTACCTCAACGAACTCTTGGTTATTGATGGAACCGGGGCCAGCGCTTACAGAAATATCTAAGCATTCAATAATGTATGAATCTTTCCATTTTGAATGACGCTTTGTTTCGCCTTTTTCTACGTCCTTATCGGTAAACAAATCAGCCACTTCAACTCCTAGAGCGTCAGCAATTTTGGTGATTGTTGATTCAGTAAACCCCTGCTTCCCTGTCTCAAGGCGTGAGATATTCCCCACATCGCTACCAATCGCGGTGGCTAACTCAAGGATTGTCATTTTCGCAGCTTTGCGAAGTTCACGTATACGCGGTCCTATTTTCATAACTTTATTAAATCTCTTTTTTGCGTCCCTCGCAAAGCGCCTTGCGCAAACTTTACTTATCGCATAATATGCGTATAGCGCATTTAAAGGGGTAAAATATGCAAACACCACTAAGGAAAATGCGTGTAGAGAAAAAACTGACGATCGCTGAGGTGGCACTTGCTGTTCAGTGCGATGTCGGGAACCTAAGCCGAATCGAAAGGGGTACTCAAATTACCTCTCTTGAAATGGCCGAAAAACTTTCTAGGTTCTACGAAGGAATGATTACCGAAATGCAGATTCTCTACCCGCAGCGATACATGAAAGCCGTAAGCGACGCAGCTTAAGCACCACCCGCTCATTAACTCCTCTGCGCTGAAAAGCGCCCATCAAAACTAAATCCCCAGACCATCGGGGAGGAATAACAACATCTAAACCACAAGGGAAGAGTACGCAATGGAACGTGCAACCACACGCAACAAGGCTCGAATCATTGAGAGCCAACTACTGAACAAGATTGCATTACGAGGCGTCACTGACATTGCTGACGCTGTAGGCGTGGATAAGTCACAGATATCACGCTGGAAAGAAAGCTTCATTCCGAAGATATCAATGCTTCTGGCTGTATTGGAATGGGGGGTAGTCGATGACGAGATGGCAAGGCTGGCTAAGTCAGTGGCGTTGTTGCTCGCAAAACAAAAATCCCCACGGCAAGGTGGGGACTCTGAACAACAAATTTCAATGTCTTTCTAGAGGTAATTATACATGAGTTTATCAACAGTAGTAAATCAGACCATGTGCAGCGTAGAAATAGCTGAACTTCTGGAGTCTCGCCATGCAGATGTTTGTAGAACCATTGAGCGTTTAATGGATAAAGGCGTAATTCAGGGGTATGCGCCAACGGCGTACACCCACCCGCAGAATGGTCAGCAGTATCAGCAGTACCATGTGAGCAAGCGCGATAGCTACATCATCGTTGCTCAGCTTTCCCCTGAGTTCACGGCTCGATTAGTTGACCGCTGGCAGGAGTTGGAAAATCAGGAGCGCATTCCTCAAAACCTGCCAGATGCTTTACGGCTGGCGGCAGACCTCGCAGAAGAAAAACAGAAACTGGAAAATCAACTTGCTATTGCAGCTCCGAAAGCTCAGTTCGTTGACAGCTACGTAACTGCAACCGGATCTCTTGGCTTTCGCGAAACGTGCAAACTTCTTCACATTAAAGAACCAGCCTTCCGTAAGTTCCTGCTTGATAGCGAGATTATGTATCTGCTAGCTGGGAAGCTAACGCCTTACGCTCAACACATCGATGCGGGTCGCTTCACTGTTAAAACAGGCGAGAACCTAACAAACGGTCACGCCTTCATCCAAAACAAGTTCACCCCTAAAGGCATCCAATGGATCGCCGGATTACTGGCTGCTCATCAAATCAAGGATATTGCCGCATGAGTACAGCCAAAGTATTTGATATCAGCGCCGAACGTGAGCGCAGGAGCAACAGGATGGAGAACCAGAAGCTTGGTTATGTCCCGTTGTACCGAAGCATCAAGAAGAAACCTTGGGCCAAAGACGTTTTCCTGCGGACTCTCTGGGAGGATCTGCTATTCGGTGCTCAAAGAAAGCCCCGCACGGTTAATTTCAAAGGTCACCAATGGAATCTTCAAGCCGGTCAACTGGTCACGACAGCGGCTGATTTAGGGCTATCTCTGTGCGACAGAGAAGGTAAGCCAACAAGCCGTGATGCGGTGGGCAGGATGCTCTCCTTTTTCGTCAAAGAAGGGATGATTACAACGGGCGGCGAGAAGCGAAAAGGGACGGTAATAACCATCCTAAATTACGCCGAATATGCCGAAAAAATAGACAATTTACCCGCACATAACGCCGCACTTAAACCCGCACATGGGGAAGCCAGCAACGGTGCGGCTTTAGAGGGAGGGGGCGCACATAACGCCGCACTTAAACCCGCACATCATGAACAAGAAGGTAATAACAATAATATAAAACCCTTTACGTCAGAGAATTCTAACGAATCCCCTGACACCCCACCTAAGAAGCTTCCTGTAGTTCGTCCTGATGCTGCAATCCAAAGCGGTAAAAATTGGGGAACTGCTGATGACCTTAGAGCGGCCGAGTGGATGTTTAGCGCCGTGCTGATGATTGCCCCAGACGCTAAGAAGCCGTCTTTTGCTGGCTGGGCCAATAGCATCCGGTTGATGCGTGAGCGGGATGGCAGGAATCACCGAGATATGTGTGTGCTCTTCAAGTGGGCCACGCAGGATAGTTTCTGGTGTGGCAACGTGCTTTGCCCGTCAACGCTACGTGATAAGTGGGACAAGCTGGACATCAAACGCAAGAAACAGCAATCGGGTACCGCCACTGGCAAGCCTGTTTTGGACTTCGATAATACTGACTGGATAAACGGGGTATCGGTATGAGAAATGTCGTCACAGCCATCCAGAACCGTGATGGTCAATCATTGCAGCAGATGTACGCCGCTGATAAGCCAAAGCAGCAGGTGCCAGAGCAGGCCGCGCAGATATTCAACGAGCTATTTCGCCAGTTGAAGGCTGCATTTCCAGCGCTGATGACCAGCATCAAAGACCAAAGCGACCTGAATGAGCTTCGCCGCCAGTGGGTTTTGGCATTTATCGAAAACGGAATTACCAGTATCGACCAAGTTAACGCTGGAATGAAGATCGCCCGTCAGCAGGCTACGCCGTTCCTCCCGTCACCCGGTCAATTCATTGCATGGTGCAAACAGGGAGCCACCCGCGCAGCTGGACTGCCTGACGCTGATGAGCTTTACGACATGGTGATGGACTATGCCAAGCGTCGTGACATGTTCAGCAGTGCAGAAGCATTCCCCTGGCCCAGTAACCCAACTTACTGGATGGTCACGAAACTCTATTCACAGCAGCGAGTGCAGGGGTTATCTGAGCAGGACTTACGGAAACGTTGTGGCAAAGAGTTGGCTGACATGTCGAAGCGTATCGAGGCTGGAGAACCAATCCCCGCGCCGGTGGTGCAAATTCCTAAACTTCACATACCGGTTAGTAACGAGAAGGCACTGGATCACATTGCCGAACTACGCGCAAAACTGAACATGACGAGGAAATCATGATGGACATAACTAAATCGCGGGAAGATTTCGAGGCTGAATTTCGGAAACAATATGCTGGTCACTCTCATATTGAAATTATGCTTGAAATGCATAACCACGGTACTGATGAAAAGCCTGAAATTGATTACTACTCGCTTGCCGCTCGCAACGCCTGGAAGTGGTGGCAAGCCAGCCGTGAAAGCATCGAGATTGACCTTGAACACCTCGGGTACATTCAGATTGAAGAGGGTGTTTTTTGTCTCGATTATCACACTGTGAAAGCCCTATTAACTTCAAGCGGCATTCGAATCAAGGGAGAGAGTGAATGAGTGAACTAATAAACTGGCTTGAAAGTGGTGACTATTTACCCAAGGATTTTCGGGACTTTCATGATCAAAAGGATTTATTCAAAGCCATGCATTTTGTTATAGGAAATGCTAACGAAAATGGAAATGCACGCGATGGCCATATCTATGTTATCGATACTTTTTTGTGGTACATGGCAAGCAGGGGATACACCCTGCAACGCTCAAGAAAGAAAGTTAATTTCAAAGAAATATCAGATGATGTAATCCGATTTAAATCAGCTGAAATAAAAATTCTTGAAGAAACATTAAATGCGAATAAAGAGGTGAAGCCATGAAAGAATTAAATAGTTTTACTGTAGAGAGATTGGAAGAGTTAGCGGTATTAGACGAAAGCCTGCTCATATTTCCTGCATCACATGAGCAGGTGGCAGCGCTGGCCCGAATCGCGTTAGCTGCAAAGAGGGATCACCATATCGTTGAACTCACCGAAAAGGTGAACTCTCCGGAGTTACCGGAAGGTTGGAAGCTGGTTCCGATTGAGCCGACACGCCAAATGATGTCGCAAGGGCATTTTGCTATGGGCGGAACTGATAGAGGTAAATTTATGCGCATATATCAAGCTATGCTAGCCGCCGCACCGGAGAAGGAAAATGGATAAAAAGGTCTTCGTATTATGCGGTGATCAATACAAGAGAAATGCCCTCCAGTTTATAAATCAACTCCCTGTAAATCCTGATAAGCCACTCCTGATCACAATCCAAGATCGAACCCGCACATTAGACCAGAATGCGCGTCTATGGGCCACGCTTGGCGATATCGCTAAACAGGTTGTATGGCACGGACAGAAACTTAGCAGTGAGGACTGGAAGCACATATTCACTGCATCACTGAAAGGGCAGAGGTCAGCGCCAGGGCTTGAAGGTGGCTTTGTTGTACTGGGGCAATCAACAAGCGGCATGACCGTTGGCGAGCTGCGCGACCTGATAGAGCTGATCAATGCTTTCGGCGCTACGCATGGCGTTAAGTTCAGTGATGAATCACGGCTTGCTATCGAGTGGGCCAACCGATGGGGAAATTAATCAGCCATCCAGGTGAGCGCCTAAAGACTCTGGCAGAGGAAAACTATGAGCTGAGGCGAGAGCGAATGCTGATGAGGCAACGGCTAATAACTCTAGGCCACCGGCTTGATATGGCGCAAAAGGAACTATCCCTACACCATTTCGATATAACCGCAATTCCTCCGATCCCCATGACCAAAAAAGTATCTGCATGGATAAGCGAGTACGGCGTTCCATGGGAGGCTCTTTACTGTCCTGAGTGCCGGAGTTGGTTTATCGAGCTGGATAATTCATTTCCATACCACCTCGAATGTTGCGTGTGCCGATGCGATATAAAAAAGGAGGACGCCGATGATAACCGGCAAACCAAAGAATAAGCCGCCAAAGCTAAAGAAGTGCAAAGTCTGCCCCACCAAGTTCACCCCTCGAAACTCCCTCCAAATAGTCTGCTGCGGTCACTGTGCCTACCTCTACCAAAAGCAGCAATCTGAAAAGAAAGCGGCTGATAAGGCACTGGAGGACAGAAAGGCATGGCGAGAGCGCAAGGCTAAGTTGAAGCCGCTCAAGCACTGGGAGGACATGACACAGCGAGCGATAAACGACTACATCACCAAGGGCCGAGATGTTGACGAACCGTGTATTAGCTGCGGCACATATCAAGCGTATGAATGGCATGCAGGGCACTTCAGAACGATAGCTAAGGCATCACAGATTCGTTACGACGAGGACAATATAAATAAACAATGCAGTGCATGTAATACCCATCAGTCAGGAAATATCACGCCATACCGCATCAATCTTGTAAAGAAAATCGGCACTCAGCGCGTTGAGGCGCTCGAAAACAACAACACCACCCACCGATACACCCGCGAAGAACTCGACAGCATCAGGGCGCTGTACAGAGCGAAATTACGTGAGCTTAAAAAACTTCAGGAGGCAGCGTGAACGCAGATATCAAAACCATTCCCGAATTACTTATCGCGTCCTATGGAAACCAATCAACTGTAGCAGCCCAGCTAAATACTCAGCGCTCAACAGTAAAGAAATACGCAAATGACTCGAAGGGAGAGCGCCACGCCATTGTTAATGGTCGGCTGATGGTTGGGACAACTGGCAGGAAGAGGTCGGTATGAATGTAGCTCAGTTAAAACTAACCAAAGAACAGCATGATTGGGTCAATGGATGGCTTGAACTGTGGGGCGCATGGGTTTACTCAGGGAGATTAGAGAAACGCATGAGCAGCGTTATAGCTCAGTACATGGCGACAGTAGAACCGCAGAAATATCCAGATAGGCCGATGTGTAATGACGATGACGGAATGTTGATTTCTCAGGTCGTAGATTCTGTCATGTACATTGATGCAAAGGCCTTCGGGATATTGATGAGCTACTACGTGAAAAACTCAACTGAATACGCAATATCAGTCTACAGCCACAAGAGTGCAAATCCCCGCAAGATAACCACGCGTGGGGGAAATCGATTTAAGCGTCCATCGCTATCAACCTGCCGCAGAGAAGTTAAAGAAATACTGGAGGCTAGTGTCTTTATGATTTACCAACCGCTGCTATTTGCGATGAACAACCGCAAACGTGTAGGTAAAATTCAGAAAGTTGCATAGAAATTGTTGACACTTTTGAACAAATGAGCAATGATAAGTAGGTAAGGTGCCGTATCTGTCTTAAGTCGGTGCCGCAAGCACAAAGAAGCCTCGGTTAATCGCCGGGGCTTTTTGCATTCTACATTCGCATGGGTACTGGATTGGTTAATCCAATCGTTGTGAAACAGTACCCAGCCGAATGTGGTGTATCGGTTAAATCCAACACTCGCCAAGGCGGGCACCACATCCTTATCCGTTATCATTTTCACTATCCGTTATGAAATCATCACGCATAACCATATTGGTGACATTACCGATTTGGTGCCCTCATTGGTGAGGGTAGCATTCATTAACTATGTGAAAACATTAACGTACGTATTTTAAGGCTCACTTCGGTGGGCCTTTTTTCGTTTAACCATGTCGAGCACTTCCTCGGTATGGTCTCTATTTTAGGGCTGCGCTATTGCGTGGCCTTTTTTATTTAGCCCGCCGCCAGCGCCAATCACTCTCAAGCAAACTCCGTGTCTGAATGGATCACGGCGGCAGGGCTATTCCCCAAACAGCAAATACACGCCCAGGCCAACTGGCAGGGGGAGACTATGAGAATGGATAAATATTCAAGCGGCTCTTCTTACGGCTGGGGGGCATTCACTGTGATGCTGGGTTCACTGTCGCTCAATGAGTGGGCTATCGTCGTCGGCATAGCATGTACAGTCGGTACGTTCACTATTAACTGGCATTACAAGCGTAAAGAGTTTCAGTTGCGGGAGAAGGCTAATGAGTCCAGCTCTTCGTAAGAAAATACTGGCTGTATCGGCTGGCGGGGCACTGGCGATAGCGGTGGCACTGCTCGGTGGACACGACGGCGTGGAAGGGCGTGAGTATATCCCTTACCGTGATGTTGCTGGTGTCATGACAATTTGCGATGGACACACCGGTAAAGACATCATCCCCGGTAAAAAATATTCGGATGCTGAGTGTGATGCTTTATTGCAGAAAGACCTGGCACCGGTACAGCGCATTGTTGATACCGCGGTAAAAGTCCAACTAAGTAAATATCAGAAAGCCGCCTTATATTCATTCACATATAACGTTGGCCAGAACGCATTCACTAAATCCACTCTACTTAAAAAGCTCAACACTGGCGACATCAAAGGCGCTTGCGATGAGTTACGCCGCTGGATATATGCCGGTGGCAGGCCGTGGAAGGGACTACAGAACCGACGCGAGATAGAGAGGGAATTATGTTTAGCGGGATAAAGAACATATTCACTTATCTACCGGCGTTGCTGCTCATCGTCCTGGCTGGCTTATCGCTTTACTTCTACAACGAAGCGGATGAGTGGCACGACAAGGCTGACGCAGCCGCCAAAGAACGCGACGAGGCTCGGTTCATTCTCAGTAACCAGATCCGCATGGTTAACATCATTAACGATATCGCCAAGGCCAACGAGAATGAAAGAAACCGCATTAGAAATAATAGTGAGGTCCGCGTTGCTGCAATTAAAAAAGATATCAGTGCGGACGAATGCGCTACTCGTTCTATTCCTGTTGCCGCTGTTGAGCGCCTGCGGAAACACGCAAATCAAATACGTTCAGGTGCCACAGGTACCGATACCAACAAGCTTACTTTCTGACTGCATCCCTCCAGAGATACCCGAGATATTAACTTGGGGTAACAGCCTATTACTGAATGACACTTTGTTGACAGTGATAGAACAGTGCAACGCAGACAAGGCGAGCATTCGCAAGATTGAGGAGAACAGAAATGGGTCTTGATTTGCCCGGAACGGGAACATTTATTTTTCTTGGCTTTATTTGCGCCGTTGTTGGCTGGGGAGTGATTGAGTTCATTCTGTGGCTGTTTAGTTTCATTCACATCAGCATCGCTTAAAATAAACAGACAAGATAAGTAAACCCACTAGTAATCACCTAAGCCGCTGGATTAATAACCCGGTGGCTTTTTCATTGTAAAAATAAGGAATCACAATGTTTAAATACGAATTAGGCCAACCAGTCAGCGTTTCAATCAGCGGCGAGCAAGGCCACATCAAAGGCCGCGCTGAGTATTCGCAACTTAACAACAGCTATTACATTCACTACAAGGCTGCTGATGGCCGCGCAGTAGATGCTTGGTTTGATGAAAGTGAAATTTCACCCGTAGAAGTCTAAGCATTGCAGCAGCCATTCAATGAGTGGTTGCGACAATGCACGATAAGCAATGCTACCGCCTGTTTCCCACCGCTCACCTTGAGCATTAACGGGCTGGTGGCATTTTATTTAATTCTGAAATCGATGAGTGGCCAACGAGAAAAACAGCATAAACACGCTGTATTGATATCGAGTGGTCTTTAAAATTCACGGGGTTTAACCCTAAATCCAAAATTCATCTAGCAGGAAATTCTAAAATGAGTAATGCGCGCACCTTTAAGACTGCAAATGAAGTGGTTGAACGCCTTAAGGACTATGGTTTCACTGATGAGTACGGACACAAGCTAGAGACGTGCGTGGAGTTCTTTGCGTTGGCGAATATGCTGACTACAGTTGACGATATTGATAAGCGGAATGACTCGCGGCGAATCAAGTGTTACCAGGTGGAGATTTACAATGGTGATTTACAGCTAGTTAAGGGTTTTAGTAAGAGCAAATGTTTGGATGCGGAAAATGGCTTCTTCCTCATTGACACTGAAGAAGACGGCATTTCATTGTTAGCCATAAGAGTGAGTGATTGTACTCATTACAAGGCATCGCCAATTTACGAGAGGGCGGTCCGTTAATTTACGAAAAAGTGATAACAGGGAGTCGAAATGACGCTTACAGAAGAACAGAAGGCGCTTTTCGATGCCCTGACGCAGTTACAGAAGAAATTCGTTACTCACATACTGAAAGGCAAGAACCAAACGCAGGCCTACAGAAAGGCGGGTGGCAAGGCGAAGACATCAGATTCGGCTAATGTGTCTGCAAACCAGATCTTTAATAATCTTAAGGTTCAAGCCTTCATCCAGTCCGTACAGCACGAAACAGTTAACGAAGCCATCATGACCTACGAGGAAGCGATGGAACGACTAACGCTGATGGGGCGCACGACAATTCATGACATCGCCACGTTCGGTAATTATCAGATTGGCGAGGACGAGGACGGGCAACCGGTCTTTCAGGCGTCGTGGAAATTTAAGGACTCCAAGAATATTAAGCCCGAACACCTGGCCGCCGTCGCTGAATTATCCACTGGCAAGGATGGGCTAAAAATTAAGCTGCATGATCCGAAAGCTGCCATCAAGCAACTGGCTGAAATGCGCGGGTGGGAAGCGCCGAAGAAAGCCGAATTGACCGGCGCGAACGGTGGCCCGATTCAAACGTCAAACCTAACCCCGGATGAAGCCGCCGAGGCATATCGTAAGCTGATGGGGTAATTTTGGTAAACGTCCAGAAATAACCGGTTCGACGAGTAAAACCTCTATGCAAAATATAGGTTAATTTATGCATCATTTATGCACTCGATTTTCTGACATTCTGCGTCGTTAACTTTGATAAATAAGCCTTTCGATTCATTATGTTGATGAGTGCTATACGCTCGGTGCGTGTAACATCCCTTATGTTAAATAGAGTCCAAAAAAGCATATTTACAGGGGGATGCAATAGAAAGGAATAAACCCCGCCGAAACGGGGCATTGTTCAGGGGATCAGTTGCTCCTGAGTGCAGCCATACAGCGCCGCCAGTTTTTCGCGTGTGCGCTTCTGCGGTCGGTCGGATGCCTCCCACTGTGAAACTGTTGATTGTGTTGTACCCAGCTTTTCCGCGACATCGTACTGAGACATACCACGATAAATACGCCAGGCTGCCAGGATAGAAACATCCTGATCAACCATAATTGACACAACAGCGTTTGGCACTGTTACTTCATCGTATTTTGAAGGCGTGTAGGGTACGTCTTCCCACGCATCCTTGGCGTTAACTAGCTTTTCGTATTCGTCGTAAGGCATAACGGCATATTGTGGTTTGCCCTCACCATCACGAATAATCTGTATAGTCATTTTCGTTTACTCCGGTGTGAACTTCTGGGGAAAATGGCGGGTTCCCCCGCCTTAGTACGTTGTTGATGTTCTGCGCTTTACCGTTCTAATCGAACAGATAACAGGTTCGCCGTCAGTGAGCTCGAAAATCACTCTATAATCGCCAACCCTCAGCCTGTACTGGTTATCAATGCTGTGTAGCTTTTTTATATCCAGTGTCACTGCTGGGAAGGTTTCAAGTTTGTTAACTTTCTCACTAATGGCTTTCCGGTATCTGGTATCGATTGAAAGCAACTGCTTACGCGCTTTCGTCGTCCACTGAACCGTGACCATCATTTCCCCGTTTTGTTAAAGAGCTATCCGTATTGGATGGTTAGATAATACGATTAAAATCTAATTAAGTCAATAAAAGTACGATTAAAAGTACGATTTAATTATCGTAATCAATTCGTTTTGGCTTTCCATGGAGAAACACCGTGCCATTACCGTTTCCGTTTGACTTCAAGAACCCGGATTACACTCAGGTTTTTGAGTGGAGAATGGAGCGACTACAGCGCATACGCCAACAGCCTGAATTGCTGCCAGCCATGCGGACGTTTTACCGCAACAACCCCGCTCAGTTCATTATTGATTGGGGTATGACCACCGACCCGCGCAACCTTGATTACGGGCTACCTGTCACCATCCCATTCCTTTTATTTCCCAAACAGGAAGAGTGGATCCACTGGATTATGGACAGGCGGGAACGGATGGAAAACGGCATCACTGAGAAAAGCCGTGAAATGGGCCTGAGCTGGACAGCGGTCGGCATGGCCAGCGCGTTATGCCTGTTCAATAAAGAAATGGTGATCGGCTTCGGCTCACGCAAAGAAGAATACGTAGACAGCACCGGCGACCCGAAAGCGCTGTTCTGGAAAACGCGGAAATTTATTGAAACTTTACCGCCTGAATTTCGCGGTTCGTGGAATGACAAGAAACACGCCCCTTATATGCGAATTGAGTTCCCTGATAGTGGCTCAATCATCAAAGGCGAGGCGGGGGATAATATCGGGCGCGGTGACCGTACCACGCTTTATCTTGTTGATGAATCCGCGTTCCTACTGCGGCCGCTATTGATAGACGCGGCGCTGTCACAAACTACCCGATGCCGCATTGATCTCTCGTCAGTAAACGGCATGAACAACCCCTTTGCACAAAAACGGCACGGCGGGAAAATACCAGTATTCACCTTCCACTGGCGCAGTGACCCACGCAAGGATCAGGCGTGGTACGACAAAGAAGTCGAGAAAATAGATAACCCAGTCATCGTGGCGCAGGAATTAGACCTCAACTACAACGCCGCCGCTGAGGGTATTCTAATCCCGTCTGAATGGGTTCAGGCCGCTATCGGTGCGCATAAAAAACTGGGTATCACGCCCTCGGGCGCACGTATTGGCGCATTGGATGTGGCGGATGAAGGGATTGACCTTAACGCGTTCTCCAGCCGAACCGGTATTTTGCTTGACCGCCTGAAAGCCTGGTCAGGGAAAGGCTCTGATATTTACGCCACCACACAGGACGCCATGGCCCTGAGTGATGAGAATGACTGTAGCTATCTGCTCTATGACGCGGACGGCCTGGGCGCAGGTTGCCGGGGTGATGGGCGGGTTATCAATGAGTCGCGGCAGAAAGCAGGGCAACGGCAAGTAGAGCTAAAACCCTTTCGGGGCAGTGGCGAGGTTATTTACCCGGATAAGCCTGTTTTCAAATCTGATGGCAAAAAAGATGCACGAACCAATAAAGACTACTTCGCAAATCGTAAGGCGCAGGGGTGGTGGGCGTTGCGTATGAGATTCCAAGAGTCTTACCGCGCTGTGGTCAAAGGTATGCCATTTGATCCGGACGAGATAATCAGTATTGACGAAAACTTGCCGGAAAAAGAAAAGCTAATTGCAGAATTGAGCCAGCCAACTTACACAATTAACGGGGCGGGGAAAATCATTGTCGATAAAGCGCCATCCGGCACTCGCTCACCCAACCACGCCGACACTGTGATGATTTGTTTTGCACCTGAAAAAATCCGGCGTAGCACTTTTGGGTAGTTCGTTTTTTGCTCCATTTAACATAATGACTCTTAAGCGAACTTGTATTCAAAATGCTAAATATTGCTTTCGATACGTTGCGGCATTGTGTGACGTGTCACGGCGCAAACAACGCATAAACTCGGCGCAATCAGTGAACTAATAGCAAGTACTTTACTTTAACAATCAATCAAATCGTTTGAACGAGAGCCGGGGTTTTTATCCTCGGCTTTTTTGTTTGTGCGATTTGTGGCGCTTGAAGCGAGATCAATGATGGGATGGTTTAAACGTAAGAAAAAAGAGGAACAACAAAAGCCAGAGCGAGTGCGTGAAGGGTTCTTTAGTACTCATCGCGAGTCAGACGATAGCGCGACGGCAACCGAGGCGCTACAGGGGAAGATAAGCCATATTGCCAGCACTCAGCCGGTGGCCAAGATAGTTGGCACGATGGACAGCACGGACGGCGGCAGGGCGTTACAGTCCACTCACGTAAGCGGCGGCGGTACGGTCAGTGACAGCCTGTTTATGTGGTATGCGAACAGTAATTTTATCGGCCACACGATGTGCGCCATCATTGCGCAACATTGGCTGATTTATAAAGCTTGCGCCATGCCGGGCCGTGATGCGATTAGGCAGGGCTATACGATTCAGGGTGAGGGCGGCGAAGAGTTAGATCCTGAGGCGCTAAAGCTACTAAAGCGCTACGACAAAAAAATGAATATCAATAAACAGATGCGCGATTTCGTCACCTTCGGCCGTATCTTCGGGGTTCGTGTCGCCCTGTTTCGCGTTGAGAGTGACGACGACGAATATTATCAAAACCCGTTTAACGAAGATGGCGTAACGGAGAATAGCTACAAGGGCGTGGTACAGATTGACCCTCAGTGGTGTACGCCTGATTTAGACGCAGAAGGATTAACAGATCCGACATCACCCAATTTTTACAATCCAACGCATTGGCTGATTAACGGCAAGCGATATCATCGCTCGCACTTGATGATATTTATCCCTAACCCCGTCGCCAATATCTTGAAGCCAGGCTACCTGTTCGGCGGTGTGCCGGTGCCGCAGAAAATCATGGAGCGCGTCTACGCCTCAGAACGTACAGCTAACGAAGCTCCACAACTGGCACTTAGCAAGCGAACCACGATATTTAAAACTGATGCAGCCAAAGCATTATCAAACGAAAGTGCGTTCAATCAGAACATGGCCACCTGGATTAAATACCGCGACAATTACGGCGTGAAAATTGTTGATAACGAAGAAGATAGCTTAGAGCAGTTTGATACTTCACTTGCCGACTTTGACGCGCTGATCATGACGCAGTATCAGCTTGTAGCTGCCGGTGCGGATGTCCCGGCGACCAAGCTACTCGAAACCCAGCCTAAAGGGTGGGCTAGCTCGGGCGAGTACGAAGAGGCCAGCTATCGAGAGGGACTGGAAAGCCTACAGACCCACGACTTAACCCCGCTACTGGAGCGACATCACTTACTACTGATGCGCTCACACGTTGCGCCTGAACTCAATATTAAGCCTGTTGAAACTTGTGTTAATTGGGAGTCGCTCGACTCACCGACCGCCAAAGAATACGCAGAGATTAACGAAATCAACAGCCGTGCAGATTTGAACCTAGTGAATTCCGGCGCGCTCGATCAATACGATGTCCGCGACCGGCTCATAGCCGATAAAAACAGCGGGTATAGCGGTATAGCGCCAGCAGAGCCACCGACAGAGGGGGATCTACCGACACCGACAGAGGGAGGGGGTAATGGCGAAAACACCGAAAAAAATGGCGAGACGCCAACCGCCTAAGCCCAAGGACGGCATTCTACGTGGCGCAACACTGTTTATGTCAGTCAGTGCAGGGAGCGAATACCAGCACACTGTTACCCGCACCTTCGATCTACTCCGCGTTGAATCTGAATCAGAAATAAAACGCCTGTTTGAACAATCAGATTCGCCAGTCCTCGACGGTGCGACGCTGGACGGCAGTCTCGCTAACAGTGCTGCGAAATTGCTGCACCGGCTACGGAGGCGATTTAATAGCGTCTTTAATGACATGACAGATAAAGCGACGGCCCGAATGCTGGAACGGGTTTCCGGTAATGCGGGCAGTGACGTTAAACGCAGCTTAGAGGAAATCGGGGAGGGGGTATCAATCAAAGTAAATATGTTATCGCCAACAGTGAAAGAAACAATTCAAGCGAAAGGGTATGAAGCATCCAACCTGATCAAACGTGTACCAAGTGAATATCTGGACGACATCGGCGCGGAAGTGATGCGCTCAATATCTTCCGGTCGTGGACTACAGGATTTACAGCCCGCACTGGAAAAAAGAGGCGTCAAGGTGCGTAACTGGGCGAAAAACGTCGCGCTTGATCAAACCCGCAAAGTGTACGACGGCATTTCAACAGCGGCCATGAAATCCGCAGGCATTCGTAAATTTGAGTGGGTTCATAGCGGGGGCAGCAATGACCCACGCGAACACCATATGTTGCCATGGCCAGCAGGGCTAAATGGTGGGATTTTCGATATAGACGCCCCCCCTATTATTGACAAACGAACTGGCGAGCGCGGGACTCCTGGGCAGTTGCCTTATTGCCGATGTACCAAACGGCCAATAATTGATTTTGGTGATGACGATGAGTGAACGCTCAATTGATACAAACGGCTGGTTTGAATCCCCGAACAACCCCTTAAGCAAAGTCGGTATTTATGCCTACCTAGGCAAAAACATTCCCGGCGCAACTGACCCCGGCAAGATTTATTACGTATACCGCCCGGAGGATGAGCTATCAGATCCCGCGTGTATCGACTCGTTCAAATTGCTGCCGTGGACGGACGACCACCCGCCCGGCTTGTTGGGTGAAGAGGACGAAGGGTTAACACCCGCAGAAGAGAAAGGCGTACAGGGCGTGATCGGCGAGCGTGTCTATTACGAGGACGGCGTTCTGTACGGGAATATCAAAGTTTTTTCACAAACGATGGATGAGCTGATACGCAAAGGCAAAAAAGAATTGTCGTGCGGCTACCGCTCTAAATATGAATGGCGATCGGGTACGTATAACGGTGACCAATACGACGTTATCCAGCGACAAATTAGAGGTAATCATTTGTCGTTGGTAGACGAGGGGCGCATGGGTTCAGAAGTCGCTGTACTCGACGCGTTTACACTTGACTCAAAGGATGTAATTCACATGACAGAAGAAGAAAAAAAAGCACTGGCCGCATTGCTGGCCATGTTACCTGCACTGCAAAAAATCGTTGATGCGGCGGGTACGACAGACAACGAAGAAGAAACAAAAGACAGCGAAGAGGAGGAAGGCACTAAGGACAGTGAAGAGCCGGAAGAAGGTACCAAAGATAGCGAAGAAGAAGAAGGTACCGCAGACGAGGAGGATAAAGAGGGTACCGCCGACGAGGACGACAAAGACAAAGAGACCGCCGCCGCGCTGGATGCGATGGACAAAGAAATCAAAGCACTAAAACGGGATGGCTTCAAAAACGTGATGCGTGAAGTGTCGCGCCGTGATGCGTTGGCGCGTGATCTGTCTCGCCACGTTGGCACCTTTGACCATGCCGACATGACCACGAATGAAGTTGCAGCCTACGGTGTTAAAAAGCTAAAAATCACCCACGCGAAAGGGCAGGAACTCTCTTGCCTGTCGGGGTATTTGCAAGCAGCTAAAGTCGCGCCTGTGACGACCTACAGCGGCACCGGCCTAGACGCCATCGATAGCGGTAGCGCGATTTCTAAATACCTGACAGGGGATGAAAAATAATGAATTTTCAAAAAACGGTCCGCTTTGATCAAGCGTTCGGATTAGTCGGTGAAGTGTCATTTGACGGCCCACTCCGCGCCAAGCCGGGCGTACTTAACAGCGAAGACCCGGCTAATAACGTGTTTGGCCGTGCGTTTACTGTGCTGTCCGATGGCTCGATCACGGCAGGCGGTACCGGCTCATTCTGGGGCATTCTCGCGAATCCAAAAGCGCATATGTTCACAAGCCGAATTGGTGACGATGGCAATAACACGCTACCGAACGGCGTTAATGCTGAGTTTGCCGATATGGCGGTTATTAACGTTGAAGTATCAATGCCAACGACGGTGGGTAGTGACCTGTTTTACGTCATAGCTACCGGTGCGTTATTGGCCCTGCCGTCAGGTACCGCCGCGCCGGAGGGATATCTTGCAGTACCTAACGCCAAAGTAGCACGGCTCCCGCAGACTAGCGCCACGGGCGGTCTTATCGTCGCGCAACTGACCAATTAATAAAGGACGAAAAATGAAACAATCAGTTACTCACAGTTCACTTGCGCCGCGCAATGTCCGCCAGTTGTCGCTGACAGCCAAAGACATTACTGGCAACGCGCATTTAGAGCTGGGCCGCTTAGGGATTAATATCTCTCGCGGCGCCATTAGCAGCATGATTAGCGGTATGGGTTTGGACAGCAATGATACCGGACTAGCGCCTTCCCCGTTGCCGGGGCTGATGCCGGGCGGTTCGCCGACACCGATTCAATTTCTGCAAGCCTGGCTACCGGGCTTTGTGCGCATGATTACAGCCGCGCGCAAAATTGATGAGTTGATCGGCATTGCGACAGTCGGAGTATGGGAAGATGAAGAAATTGTACAGGGGATGCTGGAGCCTATCGGCAGCGCGGCTATTTACTCTGACCACGGCAATATTCCGCTTGCGAGCTGGCAAGTGGGTTATGCGCGTCGCAGCATTGTACGTTTTGAGCAAGGTTTTTCGGTCGGCGCTCTTGAAGAGGCCCGCACAGCTAAAGCGAGCCTTGCGACAGCAGCGGAAAAACGCAGTAGCGCGGCACAGTCGTTAGATGTCTCACGTAATCGGGTAGGATTTTACGGCTACAACGATGGTCAGAATATGACCTACGGTTTTCTAAATGAACCCAACCTGTTGCCCGCATTAACGGCAGCACCCGGCGCAGGTGGTGATACGACATGGCAGAGCAAAACCTTCCTTGAAATTACAGCAGATATTCGCCGGATTTTAGTTGAGCTTCAAGTTGCGAGCATGGACACCATCGACCCTGAAGCAATGCCGATCACTATCGCACTCCCTACAGGCGTTAATCAGTACCTGAGCGTGACCTCAACCTATGGCAATTCGGTGAGGCAATGGGTGAAAGAAAACTATCCCAATCTGCGTTTTGTCACCGCACCGGAGATGAAAGAGGCGGTGGGCGGCGAAAGCGTCACTTATGCCTATCCTGATTCGGTCAACGACGGTTCAAGTGACGACGGCCAAGTGTGGTCGCAAAACGTGCCGAGCAAATTTACCGTGATCGGCGTTGAAAAGCGCAGCAAAGTTTATGTTGAAGATTTCAGTAACGCCACGGCGGGGGTGCTGCTCAAGCGTCCGTATCTTGTTATTCGCCTGATCGGCATTTAACAGTAACTATTGAACATCAAGGGGGCCAATGCCTCCTTTTTTATTTTTAGGAGTTTCTATGCACTATGTTTTTTCCACAATTTCAACAGATGTTAAGTACACATTTTACGGACAGTCAGCAAATGACATGCCAGCGATTGAGCACACGATAACAATCAAAGGCGGCGCAAACGTCGCAACAAAAAACCTCATTACGCCTAGAGGGGTTATGACGGCTGTAGAAGATGCAGACATTGACATGCTCAATACTCACCCGGTTTTTTTACGTCACAAAAAAAATGGTTTTGTGCATGTTGAAGCCAAACCCGCAGCAGCGGATGACGTGGCCAGCGACATGGAACCCCGCGACGAGTCAGCACCGCTGATTGACGATGATTTTACGGGTGATGACAAGCCGCCAACGACATCGAAAGCTAAGAAAAATTAAGGTGACGTGATGACCATAGATATCAGTGTTGTAGAATTCCGTGAACGCTTCCCCGCAATGAGTGATGTGATTGTTTTCCCTGACGGCTTAATTCTTCATCAAAGCGCAATGGCGCAATGCTTCATTAGCGTTGGCCCCACGTTACGCGGCGACTGCTATCAAATGGCTATCTATCTGATGACCGCGCACCTGGTCTGGTCGGATTATCTGATCCGCCAGGGGCAAACCACCGCCGGTATGGTGACCGGTGCGACCGTCAGTAAAGTCTCGGTGAGCATTACGCCGCCGCCGTCAGGCAGTGCGTGGCAGTTCTGGCTGTCAACCAGTCCGTATGGTTTGCAATTGTGGGCGTTCCTCAATATCAAATCAGCGGGCGGGGCATATGTCGGCGGCTTACCTGAGCGCACCGCTTTTCGTAAAGTGGGCGGGGTGTTCTGGTAATGGCCGGGCAGTGGCGCGGTAGCGGCGGCAGCAAAATAGCGCGTATTCGTCGTGAAATTGCCGAACTCAATAGTATGCAAACGCGTGTTGGATGGATGGAATCAGCGCGGTACGCGGACGGGAAGCCGGTTGCCGGGATCGCTGTGGTACAGGAATACGGCACCGAAGATTTAACCATCCCGCCGCGATCATTTATGCGAACCACACAAGATGAGAAAAAAATCGAGTGGGACAGCAATATGAAAAAAGGTTTCACAGCTGTCATTAAAGGGACTCGCACTAGCGCACAGGTAATGGAAGCTCTCGGCTTAATGGCGGCGGGTGACGTTCGCAAAAAAATTACACAGATATTCACCCCGCCACTGGCCATTAGCACGATAAAAGCCCGTGCGCGAAAGGCGGGACCGAGCGCACGCGCGATATCTATCAAGCCGTTAAATGACTCAGGGCTGATGCTAGCGACGCTCACACACGTAGTTACCGGGGGGGGTGAATAATGATACCGGGTATCAATTTGTTAAACGTCGCGCTGGGCGTTATTGGCTCACAGCCGGTAGTCTATTTTCGCGACAGTGGCCAGCGCGAAACCTTGGCGAACGGCAACTTAAAAACGGTGTTCGAAGAAGGTAAATCTATCCTATCCGGCAGCGTGCAGGCAGTGCCGAAAGAGAAGGTGATCCGTCAGGGGCTGGAGGAGTCATTTGATTACGTTGAGTGGTTTGTTTCGCTGTCAGTGATTGGCGATGAGCGGGATTACAGCGGCGACGAAATCAAGTGGAACGGTAAGCGCTGGAAAGTCGGCAGCGTTGAGGACTGGTCAGAGCAAGACGGCTGGTGTGTCGCGACATGTCAGGAGGTGAAAATAAAACGTGTTAGATAATCCGCTCATTATACTCATCCGAACAAGTTTACTTGCGGGGTTAAAAAGTCGGGGTTATGAAGATGTCAACGTGTGGCAAAGCTATCAACCTACACAGCAGGGAACCTCGTCAGACAAAACACTCTATATTCACAAAATAACCAACGGCAATCACGGATTTGCTGGTAATCAAGAAATCTACGACGAACAAAACGAGGTCATCAAAAGAATAACCACTGAGATTTTAACGCCGACGTATCAAGTCAGTTCTACGGTTGTTTACGATGAAAATGAGCCTTTTGCTATGACGGCGGGTGACCTCGTTTATTTAGCTCTCAGTGTTATGCAATCAACAGAGTTTCAAAATTTATTACTCGCACAAGACGTGAATATATTCCGGGCGGGTAGCATAAAAAACATTACAGTGCCGAGCGACAAGGCAGGTCATGAAGACCGGCCAACATTTGATATACAAATCACACATAAAAATATTTATACAACTGAATTGCCGGTTGTTAAGTCCGTTCATCATCGAACAAGCAGGATTTAAAGAGGTTATAGAATGTCTATTGATCTGAGTAAGTATGTCGATATCATTTCTGGCGTGGGCGGGGGGAATTCTGTTCGTGCGCGTGAATTAATTCTACGGATTTTTTCACGTAATAATTTAATTTCGCCCGATTCCATTTTAGAGTTTAACAACGCGAATAATGTATTAAGTTATTTCGGCGTTGAATCAGAAGAGTACAAACGAGCGGTTAAATACTTCAGTTATATTTCGCCGTCGATTGTGCAGCCTTCAAAAATATCATTTGCGCGTGATCAACGTGAAATTAGTGATTCATTATTTTTGGGTAAGTCTGGCGCGTATAAACTAGATAATATTTTGCCGCTGTCAGGAACTATTAGCGGAAATCTCGACGGTGTGAAGTTTACTACGCTAGAAATGACATTTGAAAATGACGAATCACTGAATAGCGTAGCGCGAACCCTTCAAGGTGAAATTAGTGCGGCAGGTATTGAATACGCGCCAGCCATGTCACAGACATCAGCGACTTACAATGCCACGGCTGCACGTTTTGAGTTGACAATAATTGGTGAAAACGCAGATGTTCCAGTCTCAGCAAAATTGACTATCGACCCTGGCGAAATTGCTGACGCGCTTGGATTATCGGACGGCACAGCGATAATGGGTATACCCGCTGCGCTAAACCCTGTCGAGAGCGTAGTTGTTGCTGACGATATCAGCAACAACTACGGCTCATTTTTGTTTATGAGTGACGATAACTTAGAAACAAGCATTGAACTTGCAGAAGCGAACGCGGCGAAAAACGTCATGTTTATGTATCTGCTTGGCTGTACAGCAGCAAGTGCAAGCGCGTATTACGACGCGTTGAAATCAATTGCCAGTGTCGGCTTAACGCTTATTGCCACTGAAAATACTGATTTTGATGATCAGATCCCAGGCACATTAATGGCAGCGACAAATTATGACGGTCGTAACAGTGTCATTAACTATATGTACCGCCAGATCCCCGGCGTGACACCCAAAGTCACTACAACGTTATTATCCGATACGTACGATAAATTACGCATTAATTACTACGGACGCACACAGACCGCAGGCCAAAAGATTGATTTTTATCAGCGTGGAATACTGATGGGCGGCGCAACAGCCCCGGTTGATATGAATGTTCACGCTAACGAACAATGGCTTAAAGATGTGTGTGCGGCGGCGCTGTTATCGCTTCAACTATCACTGGGCCGTATCCCCGCGAATATTTCCGGGCAAGCGCAAATCCTTACTGCTCTTCAAGAATCAATCAACGCGGCGCTGAATAATGGCGTGATCAGTGTGGGTAAAACCTTCGACATTATTCAAAAGCTGTATATCACTCAACTGGCGGGCGACGATGGCGCATGGCAGCAAGTACAGAATATTGGCTACTGGATTGATGCCGTCATGCGCAGTACGACTACAGAAGATGGCCGGATTGAATGGCAGTGTGTCTACACGCTGATTTATAGCAAAGATGATGCCGTTCGTCGCATCGTCGGCACCCACGCACTGATTTAAGGACAGATAGAATGGATATTTCAGGTTTTGGCACAATTGTTAATATTCGTGCTTCAAAAACGTTCCCCGCAGGTTTTAACGTTACGCAATTTGCAGATGATGCCGACCCGCTCGATTCGCCATCTCAACAACTCGCGGACGTAGGCATGGGGCTAAACGGCGACATGGTGTCTTGGAGCGTGGCTCAAGTGCTGCAAGTCACATTAAACATCACCCCCAACAGCGACGATGATCGTAACTTGGCGATACTGGCTGAGGCGAACAGAATAGCGAAGGGTAAGCGCAGCGTTAATGATGAAATCACCATGTCGATTTCATATCCATCAGGGGAGAGTCGGACGTTATCCGGTGGGGTTATCACGGATGCCATGATCGGTAATAGCGTGAGCAGCGCGGGCCGGTTGAAATCAAAGCCGTATATTTTTAAATTTGAGAATCAGGTGATCGCATAATGTTAGAGCCTATTGAAAAAGAAATCCCCCTGCCCGAGGGTGGCACAAAGACCTTTATTCTGAGTAAGTTCCCTGCAATCGCTGGCCGTGAAATCGTCACACAATACCCGACTACTGGCGCGCCTAAAATCGGCGACTACAAGACTAACGAAGCGTTGATGTTAAAGCTGATGGCTTACGTTGCTGTGCCGATCGAGGGGGGCGGTCAGATACCGCTTACGACCAGCGCATTGGTGAATAATCATGTCCCGGATTTTGAAACATTGATGAAATTGGAATGGGCGATGATGGAATATAACTGTAGTTTTTTCAGAAACGGCGTGGCCTTGGGTTTCTTAACCGGTTTAACAACGAAAGTCCAAGCGTTGATTACGAAAACGTTGACGGGTTTATCGCAACCATTGTCGGAGCCGACCGCGCCACCCTCCGAGAACTCAGAGACGTCTACACACTAGAAGAGGCTTTTGATCTCTTCGAAATCATCGCAGTACAGCGCATGAATGAATCCCTCGCTATGGAATACTCGCAAAGGAAAAAATAATGAACTTGCTCGAGGCGTTTTACTACACGTTTGCAGCCGACGCCTCCGGGCTTGATCGTGGGCTGACTGATGCAGAAAAAAAGGCCGAGAAATTAAAAAACTCGGTATCAAGTGCCGATGCCGCGTCTGAAAAATTGGGCGCGTCATTTTTAAGCCTGGCGAAAGCCGGCGTCGCATTGCTGGGCGTCACATTAACACTCTCCGGCATTAAAGCGCTGGCGCTAGGGACAGCAGAAACAACAAGCGAACTAGGCAAGCAGGCACGGCAAATGAACGTCAACGTATCGACGTTGGACGCGTGGCGCAAGACCATCACAGAAAGTGGCGGCGATGCTGAAGCCTTCACGCGAACGCTCGGCAATATGGCCCAGCGGTTCCGTGATCCAGAAGCCGCATTATTGCGCTACAGCAAAGCGCTGGGGGGTATGAGCGCATTCAAGGCGCAGCGGCTGGGGAAAATGATTGGCCTGGACGAAGGAACAATAGAGTTACTGCGTAAAGGAAAAATGAGTGTAGAGGAATTACTTAAAAAACAAAAAGAGCAGGGGGTAATAACAAAAGAGCAGGTCGCGATGACGGATAAATTCAATCAAGATTTGCGAAAACTTAAAATGAGTTTTACCGATTTAGCAACAAATATCGGGATGGGATTAATTCCAACATTTCAATATTTGCTCGATAAATGGAGTGCGTTATCAAAATGGATATCAGAAAACAAAGGGCCACTGGGTGATGTTTTCGCGGTTGCAGCCGGTATTGTGACCGCATTGTATTTGCCAGCGATGTTAAAAGCCGCAGTCGCAACGATAGCCGCCACATGGCCTATCTTGTTAATTGCAGCCGGGATCGCGGCACTTTCTCTTGTTGTTGCTGATGTTATCGGATATTTCAGGGGGTTTGATAGTGTAACAGGTGATCTAGCGAAGAGATTTCCTAAACTGGCGGTAGCTCTTGAGTTAGTAAGACAGGGGGCGGTGATATTGAAGGAGACACTGGTAAGGATGTTCACCGAGCCGATGATGTTTCTTGAAGATGCGAAAAATGGAGTGAAAGAATTACTGGATTCCATTTTTTGGGACGGTGCGGGTGACACTATCTTTAGCTTTCTGAGTAACGCAGGCTGGGTGTTATCGGCTCTGTGGAAGGGCCTTTTGACACTCATTGATAATGTTATTACACGTGCACTCGGGGGGTTTGAGTCTATCGGTAATGCATGGAAGACTGTGAAGGGCTGGTTTGGCGCAGGTGAAGAAGAGGTCAATAACGCTAAAAATATAGCAACGGCTGGGCAGTCGCGGCAAGGGTGGGAAGAGCCTGTAGACTTAACTTACGGCGGCAAGGAGCAACTGGCGCAGGCATCAGCAAGCAGCGTAACGACAATGACGAGCAGCAGCATTACTAACAGCAAAGCAGCGAATAAAAATATTAATAATCGCGTCGATAAAATAGAAGTGATCACGCAGGCGACGGACGCGGAAGGGATCGCGCGGGACATCGGCAGTGAATATGGTAATGCAATGAGTCAGTACGCTGACGGGTTGGAAATATAATGAATGAAACAGAAATTTACGGTATCTATGACAGTGACTTTAACCTGATGTTTGAAAACGCCATTAATATGAAAGCCAGTGTTTTTGAAGGCTCTAAGCTAATGGAACACCCCATCGAAGACGGCTCGACTAAAACTGACCACAAAATAATTCTTCCTGTCGAAATAGAAATTATATTATGGATATCGGAAGCGCATTATAAAGACACGTACTCTGTAATTAAACAGGCTTTGTATAGTGACTCCAGCTTTCAAGTTAATACTCGCGTTGGAATTTATTCCAATATGATTTTATCTGAGATGCCGCATGAAGAATCACCCGATCAATCCTGTGCTATTATCATTACGTTGAGTTTGAAAGAGGCTGTTATTGTCACTACGCAATATCAAGCGTTAACGCCAAGAAAAGTAAAAGACTCAAAGGATTCAAGCACCGTAAATCGCGGGGAACAAAAGCCGCAGAAATCAGATAGAACCCTTTTGGATGTAGCGGCGCATGCTGTCGGAGGTTATTTTGGAAAATAGCATGATTCAGTTAATTGGTTTGGAATCAGTAGCGAACCAATCATTAACGATCCGACTTGAAAACTCACGTTATGAAATAGTATTGAATACGTTGAATGATGATTTGCTAAGTATATCTATTTTCCGCAATGGCCTAAGTTTGGTTAAAGGCATAAGAGCCATGCCTTATACCTTATTTTTACCTAAACATTTACAGCTCAATTATGGCAATTTTTATTTTGATACACCGGATGATGAATATCCTCATTACGAAAGATTTATAGATAACCATCGTTTTTATTATATTCCGGCTACTGAGGTGTAAATCATGGAGCTAGACCCGCGCATAATCTCGTTATCAATAGAGATAGATGGCAAGTTACACGTTTACACTGATCTCTATATATCAGCATCCGGGCAAAAAACAGCGGGTTCGTTGCAAAATGAATGCACGATAAAAATTGCCAACCTTAAACAGTCTGACCGCAATTTTCTGATCACAGAAACATCACCCTTAAACCGCCCGCGCAGGCGTAAGAAAATCATTCTGTTCGCCGGACGTAAAAGCTACGGCACGTTTAAAGTTTTTGAAGGGGATATTATCGGATGCACCCCCAGCCAGCCGCCCGACATCATGCTCACCCTCAAGGCGCGTACCGGGGCTTTCTTTATGACCGACATGCTCAGTTCAAGTTATGCCGCCACGGTGCCACTCAGCAAGATAGCCGCTGATACCGCACAAAGCATGGATTTAACCCTCGATTTTCAGGCATCGGATAAGAATATCAGCAATTACAATTTCACCGGGGCCAGGCTGAAACAGGTTGATAAGCTGGGTAGCGCAGGCAGCTATAACGCTTACATCGATGATGACCGATTGATTATAAAAAACAGAGATGTTCCGCTACTCAATGAGACAGTCACGCTCAATAAAAATACTGGAATGATTGGCGTCCCTGAGGTCACGGAAGAGGGCGTTAAAGTGAAATACCTGCTTGATCCGTCGAGCCGTCCGGGGGCCAGCCTGACCATAGAAAGTGATTTAAACCCTGCCGCTAATGGCACCTTTGTTATTTACAAACTCAGTTATGACATCAGTAACCGAGACACACCTTTTTATCACACGGCGGAATGTCGGAGATTGGGGCTATGGCAGACACTACTTTAACCGATGTTGACCCGGCGTTAACCGGCTCGCTATCTGGCACGTTGGAATACGTTTTCAAGAAAATGTTGCAGGGCATTGATGGACAACTCCCCGCGCAGGTGATCAGCTACGACCGCGCAACCAATCGCGCCACTGTTCAGCCGCTTATCAGTCGTGTGACGACAGCGGGTGAGGCGGTAGAGCGCGGAACGGTTGCCAGTATGCCTGTACTTGCTCTGGGGGGCGGTGAGTTCAATATCTCATTTCCACTAAAAGCGGGGGATCGGGGCTGGATAGAAGCCAGCGATAGAGATATTTCTCTTTACCTGCAAACCACCCAGCAATCAAAACCCAACACCTTACGCATGCATGAGTTCTCTGACGGGCGCTTTATTCCGGATGTCTTTGCCGATTATGAATTGCCCGCTGGTCACGACGATTCGCTAGTTATTCAGCATAAATCCGGTCAGACGTGGATCGGCGTAAAAGAAAATGAAATCAGTTTAAAGGTCGGTAGCACTGAATTTACATTAACAGAAGGCAGCATAACCCTGACAGCGGGGGGCAACGCGTTTGTTGTCAGTGCCGAGGGCGCTAAACACAATGGCGTTAACGTTGGCGGTAATCATAAGCACAGTGGCGTACAAGGCGGCAATGATAATACGGGAGGCCCACAATGAATATATTAAGCCTGGCATTAAACGATAAACATCGATTGTATTTAGATGCCGCGGGAAATTTAGCGGTTGTTACTAATCTGTCCGCCTGTTTGCAGAACTGCAAAACAGCGATGCTGGCCCAACGAAATGAAATGATATACGCGATGGATGAGGGTATCCCCTATCGCGAAACGTTGTGGGACCAATACCGGCCTGCACAATTTGAAGCCGCCGCGCGTACTGCAATCAAGGCTATTACCGGCGTGAAGCAAATCACGTCTTTTTCAATATCCCGCACAGGCAATGATTTTTACTATAGCGCGACAATAAAAACCGAGTGGGGAACAGGGGCCATAAACAATGAGCGAGCTTTATAATTACATTGAAGACACTGGCATTGTCATACCCGATACCGCAGATATAAAAACAGCAGTAGAAGCAGAATTTAAAGCGGCACTAGGCCAACAGATGTCAACTAACCCCGACTCTCCACAGGGCCGCCTGATCAGCGCCGAGGTCAGCGCCCGTCGAGCGGTTGTCATCAATAATGCAACGTTAGCGAATCAAATAAACCCTAATTTTGCCACCGGTATATTTTTAGATGGCGTCTGTGCGCTATTGGGGATCACGCGTAACAGCTCTGAAAAATCGGTCATACCGAGTGTCACATTGCGCGGTATTCCATTAACCGAGATTCGTGCGGGGTCAAGGGCCAGATCCAGCACTGGTGATATTTTTGTCAGTGCTAACACCGTGCTTTTAAATAGTGCCGGTATTGCGACCGTCGATTTTATCGCAGACGTTGCAGGGGGGGTGAGTTGTGCATCAGGGGCTTTAATCACTGTTATTGATGCTGTGCTCGGATGGGAAACTGTCTTCAATGATTATGCCGCTGTCGTCGGTAGCGGAGAGCAAAGCGATGTAGCGTTACGCTCAGAACGTAAACTGAGGCTGGCTAACCAGGGCATATCGACCGTAGAGGCACAAATCAGTGGTTTATATGGCCTCGCCGGTGTTCATTCATTATCGTTTCTTGAAAATATCAGTCATAACTTTGAAACCATTGATGGTATTTATATGAAACCACACAGCGTGTGGGCCTGTGTGCATGGCGGCGTTGATCAAGATATCGCGCGTAGCCTGTTGCAGAATAAAACCGATGGGGCTGCGTGGAACGGCGCAATATCGGTAACAGTGATAGAACCCAACGCCGATATCCCGTACATAGTCCTGTTTGACCGCCCGGCAGAAATCCCCATCACGGTAAAAGTGATTATGCGCAGCGCGCAGGGAACGATGGATCCAAATGTCGTTATTCCCAACGCGTTAATTGCATACGCAATGGGTAATCTGGATGGCGAACGGGGCTTTGTTACTGGCGTTGATGTCAGCCCGTTCGAACTGGCGGGCGCTATCAGCCTGGTTCACCCCGGCTTTTTTGTGCAGCAAGTTTTGATTTCACGCAGCGGCGAAGCACTGGCCAGCAACGAAATTACAATAATGAAAAATGAAGTCGCTACATTGTCAGAAGAGAACATATCAGTTGTGATTAACGTATAACGAGTTAAAAGCAATATCATTGAATATAGAAAGCTGCTTCGGCAGTTTTTTTATGGGCGCAATATATGTCAACGCAAATACCTGAAATAAATAGCAGCATGGATTTATTACGTAACATCATTTGGCAATATGACGGTAGCGAAGAAATACAAACGTTAATGCAGAAAAAGGAAGAATGGTACAACAAAGCGCATACCGAATTTTGGAATAACTGGTTCACTGATGTTTTTGATTTACGTACAGCGAATGATTTTGGCTTAAGTGTATGGGCTTTAATTCTTGGCGTTAATTTATTTATTCCTGAATGCCCCAACGTGGTTTTAACCACTGAACAAAAACGCCTGGTATGCAGACTGCGTTATTATCAATTAATTACGCGTTGCACCATTCCCGAAGTTAACGGGATCATGATGGATATGTTCGCGACTGAGAACGGCAAGGCTTACGCGCTCGATCCTAATGACATGTCGTCAATCATGTATGTATTCACTGAACAGCCAGCCAGCGCTGTAGCGTTGATACTGACCAAATATGACTTATTACCGCGTCCCGCAACCGTTGGCCTAAAGTTTCGTGTTATTCGCTATATTCCCTTTGGCTTCGGTCAATACTATCAAAACTTTGAACATGCCGGGTTTTGGGATGGCGGCGAACTGATTAACTACGGCTGGCGCATTAACTTATTTTTTGACAATGATAGCGGCGTACTGCACGGGCAAATAGCATCATCTGACAGCACGATAGATTTATCGGGCATTGACGTCACGCTGTACTACACAAAATCAACGGGTGAGACATTTACACGTGAAGTCACGACGACTGATGACGGGCTATTTACGGACCTTGTGAGTCGCTCAGGGGCTTACTCTGTCATTGCAAAGACACAGATATTTACGCCGATCTGCACAGTAGATAATGTTGAATCAAGAAGCTACGCGTTCACGTACTTAATCAGCGGTGCTGATGTGATGCTTAAGATTTACAACCCTGAAGCGCCGTTATTTAAATTAAACGACATTGGGGAAGTAATCACGATTGATTACGGCGATGGTGTAGACAGTGATGATTATCGTGTTGATAGCCAGGGATTGGTTTATGCAACTCTGAAAAAGGAAATAAAAATTGGATAACAGATTTTTTAAAGTGCCGTTCGCGTCAAACGGTGACACGCAAACAATTCCAGATGAAACAGATAACGAGGGGTTTGTTAGTTTTAATGAGGGCTGGGGCGGGGACTACGAGCGCGACTTGAGGACAGACACCCGCGCCAAGCCGGTTGGTCGCAAAGAAATGAATTACGTATTAAATGCGATAACACGAAATATTCGGCAGTATCAAACTACGGGCTTTCCTGAGTTTATTACAGCGGCAGATAATAACGGGGCGGCGTTCGCGTACGGTACCGGCGTTGTTGTCATGTACAACAATACTCTCTATCTGTCACTTGTATCGAACAATGTAAGCGTGCCCGGATCTGATGAAAGTACATGGCAGGTATATATTCAGCGCGAAGCAACGGAAGGGGAAACCCTCGCGGGGGTGAGTGCGATTAGTGCGATCACGCCGCGACGATTAAAATTAAAAACGGATATCATTGAAAATAGTATTACTGATATTAGCAGTTCATTAAGCCGTGTCGGTAATCTGCAAGTTGCACAAGTCTATTTAGAGTCGTCTGGAGTTGTCACTTTAACTGTTCCGACTGACTGTGTGCAAATATTGCTCATTGGTCGCTACGTTACTGACGGCGTAGAAAGCCGGGATCGCTGGGATAGTACTATCTATGCGAATGGAGAGCTTGTTGATACGACGTCATTCTACGGGTTTGTGACTGGCGGCAGTGGCCACGGACACCACCGGCGGGAATTTCTACCTTTTAGTAAATTAATTGATATGCAAGTACTGGCAGGAGACCCAATTAATTTTCAATACACAAGCAATCGCAACAGTAATACAACATTCACAGTTTTCTACATTCAGGGCGTGAGTACTGAAGAGCCTGATCAGCCATCAACTATCATCATTTCACCTTTAAATAGCGTAATAAATGCGGGGACTAGCCAACAACTGATCGCAATGGTCCTGCCATCAAGTGCCGCCGCTGAATACCCTGTTGCGTGGCAAGTATCCGACCCGGCGCTGGGAACTATTGACAGCAACGGCAGGTATTCCGCAAATGTTGGAGCCAGCGGCACACAAAGCGTTATAGCTAGCGTTTCCACGGGACTGGCGTCCACAGCAATAATAACGCAACACATTTTTCTTACTGGGATCGAGTTCGGTGATGTTCCAGCAAATTTAGTCGCTGGGAATACTTACACAGTACCGGTTACTTATACCCCCGCGAATTACACAGAGGCGATACTCACATCATCATCAGACTCAACGAGTGCGACATTATCAGCACTCGGAACGCTATCAATCAGTAACGCAGGTTCGACAACGTTATCGTTGGCTGGCGCAAATTCTGGTATCACAAAGTCAATAACGATTGTTGCTGTAGATAAAGAAACGCCGGATGTGTTTCTTAAAATTGAAAATAACTTATCTGATGTGTCGAGCATATCCGAGGCCCGAGAAAATCTTGGCCTGGGCGAGCTGGCAACTAAGGATTCGCTAACCGCTGGCGATGTAGGAGCTGTTCATATTGCTGATGTAGCGATAGTTGCAGAGTTGGATTTAAACAGCATGACGGGGCCGGGGGAGTACTTTCAAAACATATCGAGCAACGCCCTACTGAGTTTAAATTATCCGATCAACGTTGCGGGGGTGTTAAAAGTCTACGGAACGGGGGTAGACGCTGTTGGGTGCCGCCAGGTGTACATGCCATATAACTCAACATCAGAGTATCGACGCTACGCGTACGGGGATCCGCTATTGTTCTCTGCATGGATTGAGAAATAAAAAACCGGGCTGATTGGCCCGGTCTATTCATGTGTAGCGAGTGGTTTTCGCGTCAACCGGTTTTACATTATGGCGCTGTTCTGTCAACTGAGGGGGATCGGGGTGGTACCCAATCGGTAGGTAATTAGAATGAATTCGCAGATCTTTACGGTATTATCAATTAGTTACAGTGGTTGTCAGTCGGTACCCGTGTGGGGATCGGAAACCCCAAAGCCAGCGACAAAATATTCCTGAAATTATTCCACGTCAGATTACAGGCACAAAAAAGCCCACAAGGGACGCGGTGGGCCAAGTAATCAATTTTGGGTGGAGCAACTTTCTGGTGTCAGCTTGAGTATGGTTGAGATCCCCCATATAGCAATGCTGATTCATTTTAATGTTTTAAGGTTGGAACCAATCATCAGCACTTTCCCACGTATCCTTCAAAATCTCTTCGACTGTATCCTTATCCTCACTAGCCCCACCAAGAACGGTTAACCCATCAGCACCCGCAAACCTCACTTTCACGTCAAGATCGCTAAATTTACGGCTAAGGCGATTTTTTAGCTCTTCCGTCAGTGCATTGGTGTAGCCAACCGGAAAACTCTTCGCGTTCAGCTTATCTATAGTCACTTCGACACGCAGCATAAATCCCCCTCAATTAAATATCGATAACCAGCCACTGATCTGCTTCATCAAACATTTCCTCAACCAGCCGATTGAGAATAGCCTTATCACCTTTACTGGCGTCGGTAGTGATGCCGTTCGCTTGCATTGGTTTAACCTTGACCTCAGCTTTAGGGAATACTCGATGAACACGCTTAGTTAGTTCCGCCAGGATCAGATCATTGGCACCCGGTATCTCTTTCACATTTCGCTTATCGTAAACCAGTTCAACTTTCATGATTTCACACGCCCTTTTGACTGTTTGCATATACAGTATTAAATTATGCCGCCATTGGAAAGCCTTCTGCAAAACTATTTTTCTTTACTTGATAATCAATAGGTTACAAACATCATTTTTATCTGCTTTTAACGAATAAAAAAGCCAGCAACTATTTATAAATCATATGGTTGCTGGCTTTTGATATGTCTACTGCTGCGTCACATGGGCTGGTTCGAAGCCGCTGACTTAATCATTAAAGGCACTGAAGGCGCGATTCAGGCCAAAACCGTGACTTATGATTTCGAACGTCTGATGGAAGGCGCTAAGTTATTGAAGTGTAGTGAGTTTGGCGACGCCATTATTCAACATATGTGATTCTGACATATCTAAAAAACTTCACGAGGGCTTATGCTTTCGTGAAGTTTATACTATTTATGGCGTGCTGCCCCGTATAACGCAGCCCCGTTCTTGCCACTCATCAGTCCTTAGCATGCATCCATGAGCGCTATTTATCGCTGTTTACTGAAAAGAGGCACACAGTTATCAGGCATTGAGTCACGGATGGATCCCCGTTCTAGTAGTGGGCAGGGTAACCGATGTATTGCCCGCGATTCACGTCCTTTTATTAAATGGAGGGCAGCTTGACGACCAATATCATAATAGGGGAGTTGTACTGTGGTCAGTGGTGGTAGATATAATTCACCCATACCAACCATATCGCCATAGCCGATCACCGCAACCTGTTGTGGAATTACCACACCTTTGGCCAGTAAAACCTGATAGGCAAAAAATGCAATACGGTCATCGCCGCAAATTAACACATCAAAATTGGGTTTTCCCTTAGGGCAATGGCGTTCCAATAGCGGAATGACATCCTGATAATGTTCATCTCCCCACGCTATATGGCACTGATTGAGTTGCTCTGTTGGTAATGCAGATTCCTGCCAGGCTTTTTCTACCCCTGCCCGCCGGGCCTTGCCTGCCAAGGTACACTCCGGCAGATAAATACACAAAGGCCGCTGATATCCGCGTTGCAGCAGCAACTTCATGGCTTGATATTGACCATCAAAATCATCGGGAATGTAGCTAGGAATTGAATGGCTTTCACTGACGCAATTAGCGAGAACAATGTTTTTATCCCGAAATCGCTCGGGAATGGTGACCTGACGTAGCCCCATAGCAGTAAAAATAATGCCATCGGGCCGTTGGGCGAGTAGTTGGTTAAGCGCCCGTTGGCTGTCCTCGCGTGAGGTTAGGTTCACTAAAAAGCTGTTCCAGCCAAACTCTCGGGCAGTTAACTCAATGGAGAGCAATATTTCAACTGAGAACGGTGTGGTCGCCGTATCCCAGGCGAGTACTGCCAGGGTTGATGTTTTGGTGGCGTGGCCGCGCATCTTACGGGCTGCAAAATCAGGCACATAATTCAGGGATTCAATCGCCTGCATCACTCGCTGATACGTTTCCGGCCGCAGTTGCTCTGGGCTATTAATCGCTCGAGATGCGGTCATTAATGAAACAGAGGCTAGATTTGCCACTTCTTTCAGTGAGACCAT